CCATCGCGTCCTCTGCTGATATACGCGGTACATCTGGGCTAGATGTCGCCACGATTGGTGCGCCACTTTTCTCCGCACGGGAGGACTTGGTAGTAAATAGTTCTGACGCAAACGGGACCATAGCTAATCCTACAGGGGCGACAATCTTCAGTTTCTCGCACGAAGTTGCCGACGCCATTGTTGTCTATCTGAACGGCGCTCTGCAAGCGGTCTCCACTTACTCCTCAAGTGCTGCCGCAAACACGGTGACGCTGAGTGCTCCTACGGACGCTGACGACCTTGTTACGATCTATAAGGTGCAATCAGCGAACGATACGGGGTTTACCAGAGAGGACGTACTGTCTGGTGAGGCTCAAGCTGTGTTCCCTTTTGTCCACACAGCAGACCAAAAGGTTCTTGTGTCACGAAACGGCGTTTTGCAGCGCGAGGGTGGTACGAATGACTACACTACCCAGCCAATAAACTCTACAATAACCTTCACTTCAGCATTGCTGGCGGGTGACGCAATTACGTTTATGATCGTTGAGGATACCTCCCAAGTTCGGGTCAGTGGCCTTATGACTGAAGACAAGTTCACTGACGCAAACGGTTTTGTACCTTTCTCGAAGTTAGCTATTGCTGACGATCAAATACCGCAATCCAAAGTGTCAGGTGTCACAAGCCTTTTGGCAAACCGTGGCCGCGTATATGTTAGCTCTTCGGTGCCTGAGACAGCAAATGCTGGTGACTTCTGGGTGGACACCGCGTCCTCGCCTAACGTCTTAAAATTCTACAATGGCACAGGATGGCTCCTTACCAGTCCCGACACAGGCATCCCCACGTTCACATCACCTAACGCTCTTCAATTCCTTCGGGTGAACTCGACAGGTGGTGGCCTTGAGTTTTCAGATATTGATTTTACAGCGGTTATTCCAAAAACTTACATTGGCGCTGCTGACGGCGTAGCTGGCCTTGACGCAACGGGTCGCCTACCGATAGCCCAACTTCCTGACACGTTTGCGACCCGCAGCTACTTCTTCCAAAAAGACGGTGCTATCGCCAACGGTGCGTTTGTAGTTACACGGGCGTTCAAACAGAACGTGCGGTTAGACGCTGTAGCCGCCAAGACGACTTCTGGTACGGCCAACGTGCAGCTTAAAATAAACGGCGTTAATGCTGGTGATGTTATTCCAGTGACAAGCACGCTGACAGAGCAAAACCTTTCAGCGTCCATTGCGGTTGATGCGACCACAACTTCCCGTGAGATTGGTTTCGAGGTCACTTCTGCGACTGGTGTAACTGACATCGAAGTCACCTTGGCAGCCGTCATCACCAATGTCTGACCTTAATCTCAGCCCACAAGAACAGAACATCGTCGATTACCACAACGGTTCGATGAGCTCTGGTCATGTGGGCAGGGATGACCAAGGCAGACCTATGACAGTCTACTCTACAGGCATCAGGGTTGAGCGGGGTCCACACAAAGGTAAGTTTGTGTCGGTGCCAGGATGGGTGCCAAGCGTAAACGCAGACAGACCTTTGACCGAAGGCGAGGCTTTCGAACACTGGGAAGCTGAAATCAATGAGGGCAAGTGGCCCTTCTATGAAAGTGGCCCAGCGCTCAACTCGCGATCACAGGAGATACACACCATTATGGACAACGATCTAATCCACATTAACGAAGAAGAGAGCAAGATACTGGCTCCTAGCCTAAACCCCTCGACGCAAAGAGGGATACCCACCATCAAGGGCGAAGAGGGCCACTTCAAGGCTTACGACCATCGGCAGTTGATGACCCACCTCCCAAACAAGATGGGACCGGGCGCGGCGGCGGCTGGCCCTATGGGGACTTCGGGTATGCACTATGTTGACCGAGACGGCGAGTTGACGACCGGAATGCGCGGAGAAAAGACACCCGCTCATATCTCCAAAAACCAAGACACGCAGGAAAGTTTTCTTGCTTCTGAGATGTCTCGCAACTCTATGGAGCAATTACGCGCTTCGTTGCCTAGAAATGTCCAAGACAACTTGACGGGCGACATGCTCTTGGAGCTGGCAGACGACGGCAAGTACAGCTTGCTGGTGGGTGATAAGGACAGTGGTTACGTAGAACTTTCGTACGGACCAGATGATTACCAGGACGCTCTTTCTGATGTGAAGCGTGCGTACAACTACTCTGCTCAGACGGGTGACGCAAACATGGACGCTGGCTTCTTGGGCCGAGCTTCCTCTGCGTACAGGTACAACGGCTACACAGAAGCGTTGCTTCGCAAAACTGGAGAGGGTCGCCTCTCTGAGATAAAGTCCAACCCGTTTGCTTCTGAGGAAGACGTGCTTTCCGCTCTGGAAGAGATCGACGCCATGAATGATGAGGTCAGTCGCCAGAAAGGTCACGAGAGCACGAAGCAACTTTCCTACTCAAAACGTGCGCTGGACAGGGAGGCTAAAATGAGAGCCGCCAAGATGATGCAGTGAGGACGACAATGATGTTGTCTGAGACTTATAGTCCTAGAAAATAAAGGAGCCTGTGATGGCATTTAGTACAGAAATTTTTGGCCCGAACACCGGAACGTCTATTGCGGCACGTCGTGAAGCTGGATCAACGGAGCAGACAGCAGAAATGGGACGTGGTGGTGACAGCATGGTTGTTCGTGCGTCACCGTTCACAATCAAGTTGCTTCAAGACATCGGTGGCGCAGGCTCGTTTAACCCTGAGACGGGTATGCTTGAGTTCTACAACGTAGATGAAGCTGTGAAGAAAATGATGGGGTAATGAAGGTTAGGGACGCAAAATTATCTGATGCTTCGGCTATCGTCGAGTTGCTATCAGAGTTTTTTAAAGAAAGCCGTTATGGGCGTTCTAATGTAAAATTTTGCGGTGATGTTATGTTAAGGACTGTTAATGGTTTCTTGGAAAATATGCCAAGAACTTTTTGCAGGGTAGTTGAGCGCGGCACTCAGTTGACGGGCCTTATCTTAGCTGACTATTCACATATGCCCTTCGCTGAAGGCATATGGTCTCGCGTTGCGTTTCTATACATTTCCCCGAAACACCGTGGAGGCATGTCGGCCTACCGAATGGTGAAGAGTTATATCTTGTGGGCAAAGAGCATTGGCGCATTAGAAATTCATGGAGGCACAGCCAGTGGCGTATCTCCACAACTAACAACTGGCTTATATAAGCGATTGGGCTTTGAAGAGGCTGGATACACAATGAGGTTTGTACAATGACAACTTTTAGAGACCTTGTTGGTCAAAATCCGATTAAGCCTATGATTGCTTACGGCTCATGCTTTAGCAGCTCCACCCCCAGCTCCAGCTCCGAGCCCAGCAACAACGATCCTGCACCCGCCGCACCCGCGAAAACATACGACAGTTTGGCCGACGCCGCCGCAGATGGCCAGCACGGTCAAGCTGTAAACATTACCGGCAAAGGTTCACAAATGGTGTCGTTCGCCGACAAAAGCTACGACGACAAAATGGCGAACGTGTCAGCAAATGTCAGCAATCCCGGCAGCTCCACCCCCAGCAACAGCAACAGCGACAGTGGTAACACTGCTCGGATGAATTTAGCCAACGATCTCACACCGGGTAATGACACTGTATACGTTAATGGCCAGCTACAAAATACTGACGGCAGCGCTGTCACTGAGAATACAGGCTGGCAGAACGCTACTAACCTTGCCACACCGGGCGATGGCAAAACGTACGTAGATGGTCAGTTGACTTCCACCAATGCCGCCGTTGTACCCGAACAATACACACACCCAACCGACAACGACAATACGGGCGGCACTTATCTTGCCAGTCAAAACCCTACAGTCGATACCGCCACCACCACCACCACGAATACCTCCACAACAGACGTGATCGAAGACGACGACGACGATATTGATGACTTAAAGGAGATACTCGAAACTTTCACTACAGTTTATGTTGATAGCGGCAATGGCGGTGGTGGCGGTGGTGGTGGTGGTAACAACACATCTTTGCCAGATGATTACCTAACAGAAGAAGACTTGGCGACTTATCTTGAGAACATTGATAGAAGCTCAAATGCTTATGATCCAGCGGCGTTTCTAAATGCGTACGGCTTCGCTCTTGAGGCCAATGAGGAACTTATTGGTAGCACCATATCTGAAGATGGCCTCTATATGCGCCGAGCAGTCAGAGACAAGATCACGGGTGAGATAAGATACGTAAATGTCCCCATTGGTGCAGGCGCTATCCACGGCAACAATGGAGCGTCCCAGTTTAGGATGGAACGCCGCAACGGCTTCGGCACTATGGTTTAGGAGACTATAACATGCTCGATCTGATAATGGCTGGCACGTCTCTTTATAATGCGCTCAAATCAAACGACAGAGCTGACGACGCAAGCGATCAGCAGTCGGCATTAACTGCCGCTGAAATTGCACGTAACGAAAAGATAATGGAGCTTTACGCCTCCGGCTCTGTCGAAATGCAAAAAGCGATGGAGACGGTTTTAGCAAACGCTGGTAGCTTTGCTGAAATTTCGCCAGAAAACTTTGTCAATCTCAGGAACTACTTCACCTCAGAGCGCAAGCAAGAAGACCTACAGAACGAAAACGATGTCTACTCAGCAGACAATCTTGCCCGTGAGTTCGGCGCGAGCACCTTCGACTTTGCCCCAGACATTGATCGGGTAGCGCAAAAGTTTATTAATGCTCGCATGGCAAACGCAGGGCGTGCCGTAGATGAAACTATGTCGCGTGGCCAAGCAGACTTGTACGCAAAAGGAATGGACAACAGTACGCTTGAAGTCCAGCTCCGCAAGAGCGCTGCCGATCTAAAGGCGCAGGCGTACAACCAAGCCTTGCTAGACGGCACGAACGACGCACTTACGTATGTTAAGGGCGTTCAGGGTGTCAGCGAGAGAGAGCAGTTCATGGACGTAACTGAGCGTCGGTTCGGCCAACAGTTGATTAAGGACTACATGGGTATGCCGACTGACACTGCCCTTAAAGATTTCGAAACCGCGAACAATGTTATGAACAACCAGAGCAGCATGTACACTGACTATGCCGCAACTATGGGTGACATAGCGGCAGCACCGTACAAGTTCGCGGCTGATGGCCAGACCGCCGCCGGATTTGGCAACGCTCTTAGCAGCGCTAATAGTATGTCCAAACGCTTGAACGACAACGCCAATGACGCGGGTGGTACGTTCGGAACATGGTACGATAGGGTCACAGGCTACAACGACCGCACCCCGGTAGGTTAAGGAGGCACTAAGTGCTTAGATTAGGTAAATTTACTGAGGCTATAGAACGCGGTGATGAACGTAGAAGTTCGCTTCGTAAAGAGAACGCTGGTTTGTACGCTGACTTCGTACGAGATAACCCTGGTGCGTCCGTTGATGAGCGTACGGATTACGCTCAAACCCTCATCAACGACACGGGTGTTGGAAGCAGGGGTCTACCTACGAAGTCGGCAATGATAAAGAAAGTCGATGCGTACAAAAAAGAGCAGGCGCAAAAAGCGGCGGCTACTGCTGCGGCGGCAGAAGCGAAAAAGCGCTCTCGGTTGATACAGAATTTAAAGTTACAAGGTGAACTCATTGATTTGGGGGCAGACCAAGGCTGGACCGAAGAACAGATGAAGGCCCAGTATGAGAGCCTGGGCATAGACCCAACGGGTGTAAGCGGTGCAATGACTTCTGTTGGCCGTAAGCAGTTCCAGACTTGGCAGCAAGATCATCAAGCGAGCATCGCCAACTACCTCAAAAACCCCACCAAAGCAGCTTACGACCTTCTCGTAACTCAAGGCGGGGAAAAGTTTGAGAGACAGATAAAGGGACTGTTCTCAACCCAGTACACTGCCGCCTACCAAACAAGTGCGAAAGACCTGCGAAGAAAACTGGAAGATGCTTCACTGGCAGGTGATACTGCTGCGTTCGATAGAGAAATTCGTATTTTGAAAGATCAGTTCCCAGATGACGTGTGGAAGCTCGTTGGGGAAGACTTCCAACGCGCGGGTGAAATCTTCAAAAAGAATGAAGAGGGCCGCACGACCTCTGCTGTCGATGCACTTGGCAGAGAAATGGAAACGCTGTCCCAGAACATTGACCAGAGCCCAGAAGAGTTCAAGCGTGCTCGCGAGAGCTTGCGCTCCAAGTACACACCAGAGCAACTTGCCGCATTCGATGCAAAGGCGGGCGATACGTACCCTGATGCCTTCACTACAGGTGTGGCTAGTGCCCAAGCGGTGACGGATGCTGCGTTCAACCAAAATAATATGTTCGAATTGGAAGAGTTGGCAAATGCCGAGGACACAAACAGAGCACAGATGCTTCGCGAAATACAATTTCGCAAAGACACAGCAGTACGAGATGGAGTTTCTTTGCCTGCTGACTTTGGCAAGTCGGAACTGGCTGTATTCGATGCGAACCAGTTAAAGCGCGATAACGTAACAGACGCAAACAACCTCCGTACGGTCGATCAGCGGATCGTCACGCAAGAAGAAACAGTCTCTCAGGCGGTTCGTATGGAGAGCGACTTCGATAGTTTGGTCGCAGAAATTGAGCGCAATGTAAGCGGTACTGAAGTTGGTGATGTAAAGCTCACCGAAGGCCAAAAAGAGAAACTCAAGGAGAGGTTCGACCAAGCCTCGGACCAGTTGACTAAAGACATGAAAGATCATGCTCTCAACATATCCGAGACATCTGCGGGCTATGACGACGCCGTAGCGAAGACAAAGGCGGAGTTTGTGGCGCGTTTCGTATCGAACTTGGAAAGCACTCAGGGGATTTCGAACGTAAACGACCGTTTTGGCAGCTATGCCGAGAAAGCGTACGACGATATTATAGCCAAAGTTCGCATGGAGAAAAACGATGGCGAGGCGCAGTCTGCCAGAGACGCCCTTACTGCTCTGGCCGAAGAGCGTAAGCCTATTGGGTTCGAGTTTGCAGGCGATGTGTTCGACGGCCTCTTGAAGTCAGAGAGCGTTTTGGGGGCAATAGACAAGGATGAGCAAGGTGCAGTCTTTGCTGACATCAAGAACAACCTTCTGCAAACTGCGGGCAGGTTTGCTCGACAGATGGACTTGCCCATCAGCCAAGACACGTACCGTGAAATGGCTTCAATCCTTGCTGACGGCGAACAACTTGCTGGCACGACCTTCCCGCCAGAACGGGTTAAAGCTGCATTGGTTAAAGCCTTCCAAAGCACACTGAACAGCAGCCCCCACCCAGATATTGAGTACGCCGCCTACGTCGATGCTATGGACGCCGCAGGTATTGACGACCTAGCGACTGCTGATGACGAACAGATGTCAGTCTTCAGAAACGAATACGGTAAATTGCGTGTGCAGCTCGCAGAGGCTAAGTTCGACATTTACGGTGATAGCTTCGCTGACGATATTGCTCGCAGTGCTCCGTTGATCTCGCGAGCGTCCGGTATAAGCACTACAGCCGATCCGAAGCTACAACTGATCTCTAATTCACTGGCTTCCGTCGGGAACCTTTCGGGGCTTGATTTGCTCCGATACGAAATGGGCGACATCAAAAGTGTTATGAAAGATACTTGGAAAATGAAGCCGGACCTTGAAGCGTCGATAGAGGAAGCCGAAGATGAGATCATTCGTCTCACTAAGCTGACCAACACCCCCATCTACAAGACCAGCGAACACGCGCCTGCTGTCAAATCACGAATTGCTGAATTGTCGGGTATCGTCGATAGAAACAAAAATTCACTATCCATGATGGTTCAGATACGGGCTATGATGGCTCAGTTTAAAAGTGACTACAACAGGACGGAAGAAGAGTTCAAACAGGAGAGAGAAGCGGCAGCATCCGAAACGGCTACGTCTGCGGCAGAAGTCGAAGCTGCAAATGCGGTTAGTGGGCCTAGAGGACAAGCGCCTTCTGGCTTGTCACCGGAAGCATTGGCTATATGGAAGAAGGCACAGCAGGATGCAAGCGCTGCCGCCGACAGCTCCTTCTTTGGTGCTATCGGAGACTTCCTTTTCACCGACGTGTACCCCGACGATGATGGCGCTCCTCGCGGTATCGCGGCGAGCCGACCTCGCGGCCAGTAAGGACGACTTATTAGGGTGCTCTAATTTAATCTGTAAAAAATCAGGTTAAATGGAGTACCCGATGGCTGAAGAATTTACAAACCCGTTCACCGACGACATTTTTGGTGAGAGCGCATCGGGTAGTACCAGTGACTACACGAACTTATCAGGGGCAGACCTTGTTAAAGACCGTGGGTTTCTGGACGATGTTCGGACTTACTACGAGACCAAGGGCCAGACGTTTTCAAGCACATCCGAAATGCTGGACGAATGGTACACAGATCGGCGCTGGAAGGACAGCAACTTTGCATCAGCAGGTAAAGACCTAGCCGAATACGCAAACGCCGGAACAAATAAGCAGCTAATGACCAAGCTATCGAAGGCTTGGAGAAACGCCCCAGAGCGCGGTTCGTTTGCCAGCCAAGTTTGGGACTATGGCCTTGCTACCGTAGCCGATCCAATCAACTTCATTCCGTACGCGGGTGCCGCTTCCAAAGCCGCCAACGTAGCGAAGCTCGCGAGAGCCGCAGGCGCGACAAAGAACGCAGCCGTAAGTGCCGCCGTTAAGAGTGGCGCGAAGCGAGGCGCTGTCATCGAGGGCGGCGTAGGTGCTGGCATGGGCGCTGGTATGGACGCCATCCAGCAGACGCGCGAAATCCAACAGGGACTATCTACAGAATACGACTATGGCCGTACGGCGACATCTGCCGCAATCGAAGGCACCCTTTCAGCGGGTATCGGGTCCGTAATTGGCGCATTTGCTGCACGCAACCCTGCGCGGGAAGGCTTGAAGTGGAGCAATTCAAACCTTGCGGGTGAGATTGCGGTCCAGAAAACCGACATCGAGCTTTCGGTAAAGGAAGCTGATGCAATTCTAGCTGACCCTTTACGCGCACCAGACCACGCCGACGCGCAGGAGGCAAAGAAGAACGCCGAGCTTGAGGTCGCTAAGATAAACGCGCACGCTGCAAAGGTAGACAAGCTGGACGAAGAGGCCGAGGCTCTTGCTGCCCGCCTTGCCAGTGAGGGTGGAAACACGCCAGAAACAAAAGCAGCCTTCGATGAGAAGATTGCTGAGTTCAATGCGGCCACAAGCTCAAGCGACATTCCAGAAATTGAGCTTGCTGACCCAGCAGTTGCTGCCGCAACGCCGACAGCAGCGGAGGTAGTAAAAAAAGCCGAAGCAGAGGCCGAAGCAAAGACCACAGCCGCCAAACCAAAGCCAGAAACTACAGTGGAGGGTGATGAGGCTGAGGCTGAGGCTACATCCACAACTGAGGAAACGCCTGCAACTGAGGCTGAGGCTGAGGCTGAGGTATCGCCAGCGGCTGAGGCAGCCACTGAAGCAGCTCCAACTACTGAGGCAGCTCCAACTACTGAGGCATCGCCAACTACTGAGGCTGCACCAGAGGTACTGGAAGTACCTGCGGTCGAAGGCCGGAAGTTTAAGTTTGATAAGACTAAAGACGAAAGCCTACAAAAAGCTCTGGGCAAAAACTTGGCTACGCACAAGAATAAAGTTGAGAAAGCGAACGAGAAGAACGCGACTGCACTTGAGCCACTTACGCAAGAAGACCTTGAGAAGATTGTCGCTGGAACTCCGAAAGGTACGAAGGACGGATTTATTGCCCCTGCGGGCCGCAAGGCAATCCGCCGCTTTCTTGCCGCTCGTGAGGGGCGTGTTCCTAGCATCAAAGCTGCTAGTAAAAATGCGAATGCTGACGCTAAGGTTGATGACGCCAGCTTCGTAAACCCAGAGGTCGCTGAGGTAAAAACTGCGAAAGAAGACTTTGCTAAGTCCGAAGCAGCCGAGGCCGTAGCCGTAGAGGCTGAAGTCGAAGAGCTGGCAAACAAGGCCAACGAAGTATTCGCAAGAGTGATCAAGCTCTCTAAAAATTCTCTCAATGCTATACGCATCAACCAGTCGTTCGAGGGCATAGCGTCTGGGCTAGAAGAAAATGTTGCCGCAGCCGTACGACGCCGCATCGAAGATTACAAAACCAACGTGATCCCCGTAGTCGAGAAGTTGAAAAGAAATGAAAAAGTAGCAGCGCTTCGGGTCGCGGAGGCTGGGCAAGCCGAGCGTATGTACGGAGGCGACTTTAAATACACCAAAAGCCGCATTGCTGACAGCACCGCCAAGTCGATAAATGCACTAGAGACAGACCTCGAAGCGGGTGTCACTACATCCGTATCCACCAGCAAGAAGACTGGTGAGAAGGTAGTCACGAAGAAAGTAAACTCACTGCTCAAGCCTGGTACGGAAATCGGCCTTGAGGGTGGCGGCACCATTACTGAAGGCGCGGGCGCGTTTCGTCGTGAGAACGAGACCCTGTTGGCGGCCCAATCACAGGCTGAAATGGACGTTGCTCAAGGTAAGAACAAGGCCGTTTATAGCTTCCCAGCTCGCGCAGGTATGCCGCTTGTTGGCGTGCGGGGCGTTGGCCGTGGCAAACGTGGCGTCGCTACTGAAGGACAAGTTGTCTACGGTGCAATGACCCAGATCGGTAAAAACGACAGCAAGTTTAAGGTGTACGCAACCGAGAAAATGGCACTCGAAAGCCTTGGCTTGTCTAAGGGTCAGATCGGCATTGATACATCCAAAATCAAACCTATCGAGAGCACGGAGGAGCTTGAAGCTGCCAGAGAAAAGGCGTTCAAAAAGTTCTCCAAATCGAAGGGCGATGTTGATGCTCTTGAGGAAGACCTTGCAGTCGCTGACGCTCAAGGCCGCGAAGGTGGCTTGGATGTCGATCCTGCTCCCGAAGTAGTAGTTAAGGATGGCCGAGGTAATGTAGTTAAGACGGACATTCCAGAAGCACCTACGACACGCAACGGTAAGGTTTTGGTTCTACTGCCGCGCACTACAGAAGTAGCACCTCGGGTAGCAAGCAAATCCCAGATCGCGTCTGACGCGGGTGTTGCTGCCTTGCTGGGTGGTAAGCCTGCTTCGTTGTTCCGCATCGGTTACGTACCTGCTGAGATCAACGGCAAATCAGCGCAAAGCCAAGCAACCAAGCGCAACCTAATCCGAGACAACTTTGAGCCGCTTGATGAGGCTAACTCATTCGAGTTCACACCTAGTGCAGAGCCGGAAGCTGAAATGCCAGCGCGTCCTCTCACTCAAAAAGAAGCTGATAATACTGTCATCGACATCTCCGCTTTGGCTTCAACACCAGAAGGTAAAACCGTCGCTCAGTTCCTGTTCCAAGGCGACAACATTGCAAACGCGAAGTCCCTTGATGGGTTGATCGCACCAACCTTCGATGAGTTCCTAAAATCCAAGCCTACTTTGAACCGCTTGCAAGAAAACTTAAACTTTCTTGAGAGAGACGACTTTAAGATTACTACTACTCTTGGGGATAAAGAAGTTGAAATCCCTCTGAGCTTCCGCATCAAAGCCCTAAACGCCCTTCACACAGTCATAAAGGCTGAGGCTCCGCACGGGGTCAAAAAGCCAACGGTAGACATCGAGGCGTCCATCTCTTCTCTGAAGAAGGTCATGTCTGGTGTGGGTGAAAAGGTCTCAAACCAGATCGAGTACCTTCTTCGCCAAGCAGTACCGATTGACAAGGCACCTATCTTTGGTTCGCCATCAGACGGCGGCAGTGCGGGTAGCGTTTTCGTCTACGGTGCTAAGTCCGAAGACTACAACAAGGTCATGCTGGACATGTCCTCCTTTGACGCTGATGGACAGCGTACGGGGATCACTGGTTCGTACACTGTCATGCACGAATTGGGCCACTGGATGTACGAAAACGTCTTAGATGCAGAAACCAAGGGAGAGTTCTGGGGCAACCTGGATAAGTTCTACGACGAGAATGGCCGCTTCACTGAAGGCGCGAGCGAAGTAGAGGGTGGCTTGACTGCCCTAGAAAAGCTCACTCCATCTGTAGAAGTAGACGGCGTACGCGCGGGTGTTGCTAATGGCAAAACAAACCCACAAGAATACTTTGCAAACCAGTTCTCGCTCTACATGCACCACAAGTTCAATAGCCCACTAGCGACTGCTAATGCGAATGTTTTGAAGAAGGCAGCCAGAGTTCTACAGAAGCTATGGCTTAAAATGACCAATCGCGACATCATTGATCCAGAGATGGAAATGATGTTCGACAAGTTGATTGCTGACAAGGACGTTGCTCTGCAAAAGCAGTTCACATTCCCAGTGAAGGCAACCACATCGGTTGGCAAAACTCTTGAGAGCCGCTTCATCCAAATAAAGGATGCACTCCGAGACTTTGAAGCGGCCATCCAGAACTACCCAGACACCAGCGACCCAGAAAAGATGGCGACATCAGCGCGGGCGCTGTCAAATGTCTTCAACGGCATGTCTATGACTAAGAAGACCAAAGGTTACTTGGTGCGCAAGGCAGGCAACGTCGCCTCGGATCGCGCGGCGCTTGACCGATCCACAGGTGTTCTGAAGTTAATGAACGGCAAGCAGCTACGTGGTATGCGTGCAATCTCCAAGGCGATCAACGAGGCGACTATAAGAACCGACAGCCGCATCTCACAAGCTGGCGATGACATGGAAGTGTTCGGCGGAGCTTACCACTCTGAGATGGAAGCATCACTTGTTGATCTGTACAACTCTTCAATGAAAGAGTTCACTGAGGAGCTAAAGACCTCCATGAACGACATGTTCATGGACATCGAGTACGGTGATATGGAAGCGTTCTTGCCTTCCGAAAACCTCTTGAGCCTCCGCGCCAGCTACAACATCAATGGACCGATCCTGGCGAAGAAAAAGAACTTCGAGCAGAAAATCAAGAGAGAGGTCAACCGTCAGCGCGGAACATTCTCAAGGTCTCTATCCAGAGCAATGAAAGCCACGGGCAAAGCAAACGCCAAAGCCTTCAAGGGAGACATCGTTGCGGGTACTAAAGGCAGTGAAGCTAATAGCTACAATCTGGAAGAAAGCGTACGTGAATACGGACGCCAGATCGGAGCAGATGGCGTGCCGACAGCGTTCGGAAAGAAGTTAGCGAACCGAGCTAAACATCTTATCAACACTCAAGTCGATGATGTGAACCTGACAGAAGAAGAGCAGGCTATCTACCACACATGGCAGTCCAAGACTGTTGGTAAGGGCGCTAAAGGTCTAGCCAACGGGGCCAAAATCGACGAGCTGACGATGGCCCTCTCGATAACTATTGATGGTGGAGAGATTAAGGGCATCGGTGGCACACCGGAGCAAATCCAAAACATCACACGCCACGTCATTAAAGAGCGTTATAAAGCTCGGAAATCCAAGGCTGCGCTCAAAGACAAGAACGTCACCGACGCCATCGAGATAGAACAGCTACAAGAAGCGGGCGTCGCCTTCGAGAACGGCATCCCGCAGAACGCAAACTTCACGATGCGTGGCTTCCTGAGAGGCATCACGCACCGCGCTCAGGATGTGGAGTACAACGCACGTACGCTGACAGCACGGCTTGCACGTCTTGATGCGATCTTGCCACAAAGCGTAGACGACTTGACCTACAAGGGGTTCCGCAAAGCGATCCGTCTTGCTGGGGTCAACTTAACTCGTGACGGTGACATAACGCAGTCCGTAAGGTTGGTGTCCGAGAGCTTGTATGGCTCTAACGTAGTCTCTCAATCATCACGCAACGCTATCTCAAAGTACGCAAGCATCCTTGACCGCGAGCCAGCAGATGTGTTCTCTGAGATTGTGACCGAGAGCGTGGATACGCTGTCTTCGAAGGATCAGATCAAGGCGATGCGTCGAAGCATGGTCGGAGAAGACCTCGATGGTGTTGATGAATTGTTGGGTGAGATCGAAGATAATTTGGTTGATGCTCTCTCGTACGTGTTCAACGGCTTGGTATCATCAGCTCCTGCGCGTAACCGTTTCTACGGCATCGCCTTCCCAGAAGACTTGTTCTCTACAGGTGGTACGCAAAAAGCCAGCACGCGCTCACGTTACCAGAGTGACGTACCTACGGAGTACGCAAGCGACTATGCGTACGAGTTACTAGACAACTACAGCAAGGCCGCCCGCAGCTCCATCGAGGAGTTCACGGGTGGAAATGTTCGCGTGTTCTATAGAAACAACGACACGAACGGATCAGTGGGTCGGGGCGCTTACGTTACATCTCGTCCAACAAACACGCTTGAAAACATGGCGGGTGATATAATCTCATCCGCTCCAGAGGCTAACCAAGATGATGTCGCTGATTACGTCGATGCTCTAATCGAACTTCGCGGGCAAGTTAATGCTGCTCGCCGCGACCCGATGTCCTCATCAGAATACTTTGAGCGCATGTACGCACTAGACGATGCCTTGTCCCAGGAGATTGGTGAACTGGGCGCTCGTATGGATACGAACGTGACGCCTGTATTCGTACGCGACACGACGCCAGCAATATTCAGCGGAAACATGAACTCCCTTTCTCCTATCGTGCAGGCCATGAAGGGACACTACGTTGAAAGAGTTGCTTCGGGTATGAGTGGCCGTGATCAAGCCAATCAGATCAAAGCGATTAGAGGAAACTTCACGCCAGCACAAATGCTGGACACGCTGACCGACATTGCTGGTGGCGAACGTCAGTTGCGTGAAGCCATGACTGAAATGGGATACACCTCCTTGAACATAGGACCAGACAAACTGGTTCTGAAAAAGAGCAGCGTACGCGATGTTCGCTCGCAGTCCTTTGAGAGCTCAACACCTCTTCTGGGTGAGGGTGGCGTCGAGCCAGCACTGAATGGCGCGATAGCATCTCAAATCTTCGCAGGCTCTGACCCAATCAAGGTTTTCTCACAGGGCGCTAAAGCTCTTGAGGATGCTGGTGTAGCGCCGAAGGCCGTTGACGGCATGGTCTCAGTCGCTCGCGGCAGAGGAATGCCAAAAGACGCAGCAGCGGAAATACGCAAGTCCAACATCTACAACCCGCTTCGTACGAACTCACGCATAATGAAGCGGTCTGGCATGTCTTTCCTTGCTAACTTCTGGGAGCCCGAAGCGGGCGGCGGGGGCCACTTCGAACGTACGAATGCTAAGATGGGCAAGTTCCTGATGCCTATGACACGTATGCTAAAAGAACTTCCTGATAGCGCGGGCATAGCGAAGCGTTACTTCCAAACAGGCCCAGTGATGATGGCGGAGAGTGCTATGGGCGCTATGGGTATGGCCCCGAAGCGACGCAACACGCAGCCGATCAGCCACATGCGTATCGTTACAGCTTTGAGAAACAGCGATACAGCATCACAACTTGTGGGCAAAGAGATGGAAACTTATCAGCATATCCGTTCTTATTTGGATAATGCCGTTGCTCGTTTGAGAGCGTCTGGCAACATGGTTGGTGAGATCAAAGACAACTACTTCCCACAAGTGTGGCGCAAGGATTTGATCGAGGCTGACCCTGACAGGTTCAAGCGAGGCGTATCTAAATACTTCATGGCTGAGAATGCGTCGATGCAAGGCTCAGAAGTCTTAACGCAAGCGGAGGCAATGAAGCGTGCTGGTCGCTTGGTAGAGAAACTACTTGATCAAGACGGCGTGCTTTCTAGCCCGTCAAAAAGTCTAAAAAGCACATCCGGCAAAGGCAACGAAGATAGCCTAGACTTCCAGCGGATGATGCGACTTCAAGAGTTCCCTGAGTTCACCGACTTTGACAGCCCAGATACACTTGCGCCGTTCTTGGAGAACGACTTGCTTGTGTCCATGACAAAGTATTCCGACAGTATCGAGCACCGTATTGATCTGACAGAAGAGTTCGGGCCTGCCAACCACGGCTTCCACGACTACATTGCGATCTTGGCTGACCCGATGCACGGCAAGCAGACTATTGCGACACTGCTTTCATCAAACAAAATCCTCAAGGCGAACCACTCACGCATGGGTGGCTCTGGGGAGGGCGAGCTGGACAGGGTGTTCACGGACACTTTCTTCATGGCCCCGATCAAAGACAAGTACGTTGCCGAACAAGCTGCTAAAAGCCTTATCGAGAAGGCTTCTAACGGTGCATCAGTCGCTGAAATGCAGGCTGAGATCATGGGCATCCTTGACGCGAAGATCAGCAACACACCCGAAGCGGCTCAAATTCGTAACAACTTCTCGAAGCGTGCGGCTGCAATAGCAAACGCATTGGTTGATACGAAAGGTCTTACAAAGATAACTTCCCAGGATAACGTCAAGCACGCCCAGGGCTTTATGAACGCAGCCATGCGTAAGCCAGTAGACGGCCAACATGGTCTGTACTCCATGAAGAATGCGTCCAAATGGTTGCGCGGTGTGAACGCCGTAACGCTACTCAGCTTTACAACCCTGACATCCTTGGCTGACTTGGCGCTGCCGCTCATTCGTACTGGCGATCTCAAGTCTTACTATACAGCTCTCAAGCAATACGCACGCGAACCTGCGTATCGTGACATGATACGCAACGTGGGTGCAGCTACGGAGAATGCGGTTCATCAGCGTCTAACAGTTGCGCATGGTGTAGATAGCACTCAGTTTATGACTGGGTTCTTTAACTCCACACTTCTTACGCCTTGGACAGATAGTATGCGTAACGTGGCAGCCGCCGTAAGTTACGAGCACGTAAAGGCGCAGCACCGCATCCTTCGTGAAGCGCCTTCGACCCGACAGGGCCGCATCGCTCGAAAGATTTTGCAGCAGGAGGGCTTGCAGGAGCTTATCGAGGACAGCAGCATTGACCTTGATCTCATTCTGGAAAGCCGTGGGTCTGCAAACGAGCACCCTCTCAACGACAAACTGGCTACGTCTCTCATCAAGCTGACAAACCAGATGATCTTCACTCCGAACCCGAATGACCTACCATTGTGGGGTGCAACGCCACTCGGCGCTATTGCAATGCAGTTGAAATCGTATCCTCTAATGATGCAGCGCATGGTAAATGGTGTGGTGGCCGAAGCGTTCGCTGGGAGTACGCCAGCGAATAGAGCATCTAACTTCGCCAAGGCTTTCGTTGGTCAGTCTGACAACAGACTTGGGCCACTCGGTGCTCTTCTTGTTGCGGGTCCAGCGTTCGGTGCCGCATCAGTTGCAGTAAAAGATGTTGTTCAAGGGCGTGGCGGGGAGGACAACCGTGATTTTGCCTTGCGTGAACGCAGCCTATCCAAAACTGTGACCACAGCTTTCGAGGATAATCCAGAGCTAGACCGCAATCTTGGCCTATACTTCGACGGCATGGTTGCGCTCGGCGGGATGGGCTTCGTAGGTGAGCTGATGTACGACGTTGCCTCGAACGCGGATAATGGTGCGTACGGTACGCAGCGTACGATGGAGGGCATCTTCGGCCCTACACTTGGCCTGTTCAACGACGCATCATCTGTCTTGCAGGGCGCACGTTCCGTCTATGATGGAGACGAGGCTAACGGTGAGAAGAGGTCAGCTATCCGCGAGATAGTCGGAAGAGTTCCGGTCCTCGGCGGCGTAAGTTGGGCAAAGGAAGGCATAATCGACGTTTTGGGTGGCGAACGTGGCCAAGCTGGGCGACCATCCTCCGGCGGTTACGGCAGCGGATATGGCAGCGGTTACGGCAGCGGTTACTAAATATCTTGAGTGAGGTGGTCGTATTTACCCGCGATTATCTCACTCACCCTACCACCGTCGATGCCGTACATCGCACCCAACTGATCACACGAAAGGTCTGGATAGTCCTTTAATCTACCCTTCACGCCGATTACCGTTTCGGGTGTCACGGGGTTGCGATAGTTGTACGCACGGCGAGGTTTCGTGTGCTCTCGCGTCATCAAGCGAAGCGCCTGACGTATCGCTTCTTGCTGGTCGTAGTTGCGATCAAGCAGGTCTTCTAAAATTTTACGAGCTTCTGGTACATTACTTGCCATTTTGGTTCACCTCTACTGCTTCCCATCCCGCACCCACGTAACCCGCGATGTCGCACCATGTGTCGAACTTGGTGGGTGATGTCGTCATTCGGCTTAACTTTACTGCGATCATTGTCATCGCCACGTCAGAGCAGCTAATAGCTACATCTTCTTTTAGGACAGGCCTCAGAAGTATGGTCATCATATCCGCGATATCTTGGAAGTTCTCGGCGGGTTCGCCGTAATCTTGATTTCGATCAGCGTTGATGATCCGAAGAGCTTCGGTCAGCGGTAGGTCTCTTGCTTTAGACATGAGTGGTTTTCCCCATGCGTACGGCGTCGATCTCTAGCTGCGTAGCCAAGCACTTCAGTTCTACGAGCCGCTCCTTCTCGTGGCGCAGCTTCGTACGCGCGCGGTGCACATCGTCTGGGTCAACCGGATCAAGCGCCTCGATGCGGTCAAAGATGCTTTCGATCTCTGCTTCCTTGCGGATGATACCCTGACGCGCGATGCTCAGTTCGTTTAGTGTATCCATTAGTTTTTCTCCGTGGGTCTGAGCATTTCGTATTCGCCGCAAACTTCTACGGCCTCTCGGTTCGTTAGTTTGCACGTCCAGCCGCCGTCCTTGTTGGCGAAGCTGTTCGTACAAAAGTGACAGGCGGGAGTAACGTCTGGGATTTCCCAGCAACTTTTCCTTTTAAAGCACGACTTGCAGTTCCAGCTTTCTGGTTCGGTTGCGCATCGTCCCGCCTGCCCATCAAGCGTAGCTTGTATCTTTATGTACATCGTGTCCCATTCTTCTTGATCGAAGAGGACAACTTCAGCGTGATATTGAGAGTTATTTTTACAGTAAGATACAAACAAGCTACGCTCAATTCTCATCATCGCCATCATCATTTGCATCTGGCGATAATATTTTCTGTGCGAAACCTTCACACCGTACGACACGGTTTTCTTAAAGTTCGCATCGTTCATACTTTTGATCTCAAGGATCATTGGACCCGTGCCGTCTTCGAAGTCGGCCAGCCCATCCGTGTTACAGACGACATGCCCACCGAGCCATTCCGCTCGGTGTTGCCTGCCAGTAACTTCGTCTTTTTCGTACACCCGCAAGTTGGCTTTGTTCTTTAGATCGCGAACAACCCAGTCCTCGATCCTGTGCCCAGCAAAGAATATTCTTTTTAACTGGGGGTCAGGGTCAACGTCTGGAAACCCGCGAAGGCTGAGAGCCATCTGTGCGATGCACTCAGTCCCCGCCATCGACGCCCCGATATAGGCACGGGCTACGCCTCGGTCTTCGTTGGCGTAGCCTTCGTCGATGGCATCAATTAGTGCCTGAGCTTGTGGGTGTACTGGGTGCATTTAAAAGGGAATTTCATCGTCTAAGGGCGCACTTGAGCCGCTGGTCTGAGCCTTACCACCTGTGGGCGCAAAGTGATAAGATACCTTACTGTTGGTCTTACCGTTGTACTCCTCGGATTTGACCATGATACCGACCTTCTTACCCTTGAAGAAGGAAACGCTTGGGGCTTCGTTCCCGTCGCTTCCAAGGATCATAAGGAGCTCTTTCAGTTGCTTCTTGCCAATCTCTGTCGCAGCAGGCGAGTTGCCGTGAAAGACATAAATCCACTGACGAATACCGCCATCGTTGTTACTATATGATAGTACCAACCGCGCAGTGTTCTTAGCGTCGTCCCGCTCGACGGACGCATCGGTGATAGTCACCTCATGCTTGCCGATTGGCAGAACTTTATTGCGCGAAACATCGACACCGGACAAATCCATGCCCTCTAATCCAAGAAAATCACTCATTGTTTGTTGCTCCATTTCCATTGTATTTGGCGAACTCTTTGTCGCTCATGTAGATACGTTCGATTAAATCAGTGACATCATCGCACTCCTCAAAGGGTGCGAGGCGGCGGTGAGGATCACGGGTCTTGCCGTGCCAGCCATTGACTTGATCTGTCACAAGATAACGACGTACGGCCATCTTGCCGTTCTGCTCGGAGGTCTTACGCACCAAGCAAAATACGTTGTCATACAGGGCAGGGATTAGTTTCTGCACCTTCTTCTGAACCATCATCGGCCAGTAGTTTGTCGTGCCGTTGTCGTCCGTCTCTTCAGCGGCCAGAGCGGTAATGAGTACGTGCATGTCCAGATCGCGCACCCACTTCAAAGCAGCGGTAATTTTGCGCTCGTAAAGGCTCCACTTCTCAAAACCGTTCTTCGCGTCAGCGCCAAGCTCGGCTTCGACATCTGCGAAGCACTTCTGAGAAAGCTCGGTCGCACTATCAATGGCAATCCATTTGTAACCCGCTTCCTTAAACTCTTTGGACATGACAAACTTAGTCAGGTCTCGAAAGCTGTACTCGCCTTCCTTCGTGGGTCGGTCGAAGGTGGTGAACGGAAGGTAATCGCAAGCGATGTCTGCGATGGACGACAGCCCACTTTCGCCCGATAGGATCAGACCTTTGCCAAAACGCTTGGCGTAGTTAGCGCACTGTGTAGTCTTGCCCGAACCGTGCATTCCGTACACCAGCGTCTTGCTGGCTCCGACGACACTAATGTCGTTAGTTTTGAGTGGAGTAATCTTCATGATTGAACCTTTATAGTTGGTGCGCCACATCCGATTGTGAGCGCTTTTTTCAAAACTTCCTGCACGTCAAGCGGCGCAGCATCTAACTTCTTGCGATCAACTGTGAAGGACTGTGAGACGCAATCGGGCAGGCCGCTTGCTTCGTACGTATCTTTCAACAACTTTTTGTCCCAAACAAATTTCTCAGGAATACGGACGACAAGTGTACGACCATCCTCCATTTCAATAGCGAACTCGCCCACTTCTTCGGGTAAGTCTGCGACCAAAATTTCTTTGATATAATCCAATGAGACCTTCGCGACATCAAGTTTCGCAAGGCAATCAGCGTATTGCTGTGCGGCTTGTTTTAATCTTGCTGATTTTGGGGGCTGCGGAGCCGGGAGCCAAATGTCTCCGAATATTAGGCCGTCTTCCTTCATGAGATTGTCCTTTGAGATTAAATTTTAAAACATAAGTTGTGCCTGAGTATCGTATATGTTACGCCGTTAGTTGTTGCAAGAGGAAAAAAACAATGGGCTTCAAAATAAAAGAACTAATTGACGATCTCGGCGGCGCGCCATCTTTGGCTAAGAAGCTGAATGTGTGCCGTACAATTCCGTACGGTTGGATACGTCGCGACTTCATTTCCTCCACTTATCTTTCACAAATCAAAGAGGTCTGGCCGTTGGTCGATCTCAACTCATACTTCAAATCGGAGAAGATCAATGAAGACGACCTTAGAGGAAGCACTGGAATTACTAGATCGCGGTTGGGCAGTGATACCCATACTAGCGGAGACGAAGAGACCAGCAGTTAAGTGGGGCCACTACTGCGATGAGCTAAAGCTACCCACAGAAGATGAAGTAATAGAGTGGTTCGAGCGCTGGCCCGAAGCAAGCATTGCTGTAATCACTGGCCCTTTGTCTGGGCTGGTGATTGTAGACTGTGATAACGAGGACGCCTTGGATGAAGCCACACGGCTGGGCATGACCAAGACACCCATTAAAGTACGTACAAAAAAAGGCTGGCACTTTTACTTTAAGTTCCCGAAAGGTTCCGAGTGGATAAAAAACAGGGTAGGGGGCGACGGCAATGATGTAGACTGGCCGCGTTGCGACGGTCTGGATTTGCGTGGCTCCAAAGGATACGCCGTTGCTCCACCGTCAAAGAATTACCAGTGGGTAATAACCGAGGGAGCAGATTTAGATGATCTTCCGATCTACACGCCACCGAAAATAACCCCATTAGTACGTGCTAATAATGTCGTTAATCTGAACGAGTGGAAATTTGAGGGCATGTCGCTCGCAGATGTTAAGTTATCGCAGCCCATATGGGATCGTACGAAAGAACTTGTTGATCGCATTGGTAAGCTGCCAGAGGGCGGGGGCAACGGTAGAGATGATCGCTTGTACAAGTATATCTCTTCTCTTGCGGGTCAGGGGCTTGGCATCGAAGGTCTCACGTCAGGTGCCTTAGAGTTTATGGAAGCATTCTTTCAAAGCAATGTGGAGCAAGGCAAGGTTGCTCAGATGTGTGAACGTGCTCTTGAGAATGAAATCCGCAAGGGTAATCTCCCTATGGACCTAGAGCCAGAAGAGGAAGAGAAGCCACGCAAGTACAAGCCAATCACGACCGCCGACCTTGATGACTTACGTGAGTACGTAGCGGGTATGGAGTTCTATATTGACCCTATAGTCCCCACCAAAGGTACTATACTTCAAGTTTTCGGGTACTCAGGCCACGGCAAGTCTATGTTCGTACGCCACCTGTTATATGCAGCAGCCGCAGGACAGCACAGGTTCGGCCCTTTCGATCTTGGTCAGAAGTCTCGCGTTCTCTACTTCGATTTCGAGAACAGCCGTGCAAACGTCGCGAACTTTCTTGATCGCAGCAAGCGCTCGTTCGGTGATGCGGGTGACAACTTCATGATTTGGGCACCGTTCAATGACGAGCACAGCATGAACCTGATGACGGAAGAGGGCGTACGAAACTTCCAAGCATGGATTAAAGCAGTACGCCCGACCCATGTTGTGATCGATACGATCAGGTCAGCGTTTCCAGGTCTGCAAGAAAA